ACCTTCACCACCTCTTAAATGTTAATGTTGGTTAACTTTTTAACCTTCACCACCTCTTAAATGTTAATGTTGGTTAACTTTTTAGCACTCGTGCGCTTTTATCATGCTGGTTGAACTTTGTAAAGCAAATAACGGTTGCCGCAACCAATAGTTGCGCGCGCTCGCTCGCGTGTAGCGTGGCCGTGAAGTATCAAATAACAACGTGGCAACGATACAAGGCCTTGAACGATACGCGAACGTGTAAGCAGTCATCAAAACAATTAAACGCGCTTAAACGGGCTATTTAAGGGCTTAAACGTGAGCGGAGCATGCCCCGGGGGTTTTTCGTGGGTGGGGGCGGTGGGGCTAAATTAAGGTCGCCAACTCCCCGCCAAAATTAAACACCCTATTAAATTATAAGTTTTATTTGTATTTACCACCTTTTAGTGCTATATTAGCCTTAGGAGATAAAACAGATATGGACTTCTCACGCAAAACACTATGGACCGAATGTGAAAATAAACGCCTTAGCCATAATATGACTATGGGCGCGCTTTCGCACATCGTATTTCCTACTAAAGACCGCAACGTGTATAACGCACGTAGAAACTTACTAGATGGTGGGTTGCTTGTTCCTATCAAAACCCTTCAATACTTCGGGCTTACTAGCCTTATAATATCTAAAAAAGTTGATGAACGTGGGCAACGCCTTACATCGACTATTGCTGTTGGCGGACAAGACCTCGCTAGCATACAATTACAACTTATACGTGTTTGCCGTATAATGGCTTTTGACACTCGCGTAAGTCTTCTCCCACAGCCAATACAGATTGCAATGAGTAAGGACTGCATTTTCACTAATCTAAGCCTTACCACCTTCGAAAAAGCATTCAATATTATTGGCGACATCAGCCTTGAGTTTGTATATGGCTTAGACCAGCCTAATAACCTTAGCGTTAGCAAAGAAGGGCTAGCGAGTATGGAGGAGATGTTTATATGACACAACCTAAACTCACATCAGACGCACCAAAAAACAATGTATATATGGTCGAAGCACGATTAAAACCGACCAAACTAAACAAGAAAGAAACACGTGAACTTGAGGAAGAAGTTGAAAAATATCTTGTAAAACGTGTCAAAGAGTGTGGCCTAGACCAAAGAAAACTAAACCCACAAGCGTGTAAAGGTATACCCGATAGGTTGGTTTTCGACCCGAAAGGATTATGCAACCCTCAATTTGTCGAACTTAAACGCGACTTCCAAGAGAAAGCCTCGCCACTACAAGTCTATTTAGCCAAGGGGTTGAAAACGATATTTATTCACTCGAAAGAGGAAGTGGAGCGGTTGTTATGGCAATACTTCACTAGGTATTTTGTAAAAAGTAAAGCACAAGAAAAGTAATAGTCGATATAATAACAATAGGAGATGATCGTATGAATAAGATTCAAAGACTACCAGCAAAACCATTGTTTGGCGAGTTGGCAAAGACTGAAGAAGATAGCTTAACGACGAAGAGCGTGTGGCAAAAGCGCTTGCTATATTTACTAAAAACGCCGATAGCGAACGAAGACTTAAACAAGATTGCCGACATCGCTGAACTTAAGGATAAGTTTAATGTCGAGGGGATGACTCTCGGTGATTTAATACATATTCAACAAATTATTAAGGCAGCAAACGGTGATACGAAAGCATACCGTGCTATCAGCGTAGCCACAGAAGGCGTGTCGGAAGCCGTGGAGCGTAGTGATAAGCTCATCGACCCACTCACAAAGATGGTGGATATGCTCTACTCGGCAACAAATAAGGCGAGAAGGGACAATCCAGGTGATGATGGCGATATGGATTCTATGTTTAGCGACAATATTATAGAAGTTGACATCACCGACATAGATAAAGGTGATAACCGAGAGGGCAACGTCTAATGATACAAGTTCCAGTGAGCACGCTATATGTGGAAAAGTTCAAGGGTTTTAATCACCGAACACTTGAATACATCCAAAACACAAGGGAGTATACCTATAACGTATTAGAGGGCGCCGTGCGTTCTAGTAAAACAGTTGCCAACGTTTATGCGGCGGCCATGGCTATAGAAGAAAGCCGAGATAGGTTGCATATTGCTATGGGGTTTTCCTCGAAAGCAGCTGTTAGAAATATATTCGAGTCCGATGGACTTGGACTTATGTATATGCCATTTTGGCAAGGTCGTTTATTTACAAAATCTACGGCACCCGGGGTATATAGCTTAGTTTTAATGCCACCTGAGGGTAGTGATATGCCAATTAAAGAGATATTGCCGATTGCTGGAGGAGAAGCTGATAGCGAGTCCAGTTTTAGAGGCTTTTCTGTTGGTATTTGCATTGTTACTGAAGCCAATTTACTACACCCTAACTCTATAATTGCTCTTAATGAAAGAACATATGCTGCAAACATTAGACGCTTTTTTATTGACTTTAACCCATCTTCGCCAGCTAACTTCCTCTATAGTTTTATAGGTAGAAAATGGCTGGGACTACCAGAACTACCATTAAAAACAGGCACTGCACTACCAGTTGGATACGTTAAAAAGATGGCAAGTGGTAAAGAAATTAAGGTTTTGCAGTATTTGCATATGACTTTTAATGATAATATGTCTTTATCGCCTAGTAGAATTGAAGAAATCTTGGCTACAAGTGACCCGGATTCTCCAGAATATAAGCGAAATGTTCTAGGTTTAAGAGCGTCTGGTGCTGGTAAAATTTACAACTTACGCTCTCAAAACTATCTTCAAGGTCAGATCGAACGTGCTAACTACCTTAGGTATGTTATCGTGGCTGACCCCGGGACTTCGGCCTCTGAAACCGCATTCATTTTGGCAGCACTAACTAATACAAAGGTGCCAGAACTACATATACTTAACGAATATGCTCATGAAAACAACATGGAAAACTTGATGTCGCAAAAGGCTGATGTGGACTATGCCTATGATTTCTTCTCATTCATCAAAGAATGTGAGGGTGTAATGGGCATACCACCATACAAGATTATAGTTGACGCTGCCGCAGTATCTTTCATACGCGAATATAACCGAAATGCTAGAGTAAACGGGATTATCTACTCTCCCTGTCCTTGCGTTAAAGGGAAAATCGATGAGCGTATTAAACAAGGTAAGACTCTACAATACACCGGTAGGCTAAAGTATCACAAAACCGCCGCTCAAAAGACAATATCCGAGTTCGAGGACGCAGAATATGACGAAAAGAAAAGTTTGAACGGAACCTACGAGAGACTCGACCAGCCAGAACGCGGCAAGCAAATAGGCCTAATCGACTGCACGGAGTATGCTATCGAAGCTTTTAGTTATATATTATTTAGGTCAACGGTTGGAACAAAGATAGTTGATTTCAGCCCCTACCGAGCAAAAACGAACTCTATTAAAACTGGTGGGGTTATTCCTAAAAAGTAAATATACTAATACATATTTGCTGTGCTATAATTATATTGATTAAACAGGAGAATATGATATATGGGCGTAAAATCTCAAACTGAAATGATGTTTCATACAAATCCGAATAGCAGAAGTCCAGTTCAGTCTACTGCTGATTCCCAAAACGCTAAAAAATACCTTTACAATTTAACTACGGCTAAATATTTAAAAGGTTACGAATTACTTTACCGTGAGAAAGAATACTTTTACTGGTTTAGGGGAAACATTAACTACCTTATTCAATTTTATACTTTGTGGAGGAGAGAGCCAGTAGAGTTATTTACTAGCAACCGACAAACTTGGTATGAGTGGACTGAAGATAAAACCGACGTTCAAATGGTCCACGCTTCCACCGCAGGATTTATCACAACTTTAATGCGTGATTTAGTTTTCTCTGGACCAGTTGAAATTAAGATTAACGACAATGAGGAACTAAACGACCGGGTCCAAAAAGCGTTTGCTTCTGATGAAAATGATATTCAAGAGTTTTTGAAGCGTGCCGATATGATGGAATCAGTCGGTGGCACTATCATGTTTAAGTGCAACTATGACCCTACAATTAGTGAATACCCAATTCTTGAATACTATGAAGTTGACAAAATCGACTACATGGAAAAGTTTGGAAGAATTACAAATATGATTTCCGTTGACGATTTATATAAAAATGGAAATGAGTATAGCCTTATATCGCAACACACAAGAGAAGGTATTTCCTATACACTGTTCAACAACGGTAATGAAGTTCCCATGTCTGACTATTATAAGGATGGTGAAGAGCCAAGGGGCTTAGTTTACCCTAAAGACGAAAATGGAAATAAAGGATTAGGACCAATTCTTGCTGTTTGGAAAATGAGAAATCATATGTCTAAAGAGTTCTTTGATATGAAACTAGGTGCTAGCGATTATGAGGGCCAAATTGATAGTCTGCAAATGTTGGATGAGATTTACTCTCGTTTTATTAACCAAATTCGAGCAACACAACCCGTCTTATTCATGAGTGAAGAACTTATGGGTTTCAGCACCGACGACCAAGGCAATTCCTACGTTAACAAGCCGAAGGACTTAGGTGTTAAAGTCTACGAGTTATCCGGTGGGCTTAGCAACGTTGACGGAAAATCTATTGCTGCAATGTTTAACCGGGATGTTCCCGATCTTAAAGGTGTTGCCGAACTTGCTTCCTCATTTGAGTGGGTGCTTAGAAATATGCTTACACTTATGTTTATTGCACCTTCTACAGGAAACATTGATACCGAAAAGGTTGGTAGCAATACCACTTCAAGTTCTTTATTTAAGCGTGAGCAGTCAACCCATCTATTGAGAAAATCGCTTATTGAATCATGGACTACTGCAATTAAGAATATTGTTCGCCTTGTGTGCCAATGGTTTGACATCATCGATAGCGATGGAAATACCATCCCCAATAGCTATGCCGATTTAAGTATTGATGTTAAGTTCCCGGATGTTGATATGGATGACTTTGGAACACGTCTAGACCAAGCGGTTAAGGGTTATATATCCGGTTTGTTTAGTATTAAAGAGGGTGTAAAACACGCCTTCAAGAATAAGTTAACCGAAACTGATATGGACGCTTTAATTGCTGATTTGGAAAAGCAACGTGAAGACGACAAGAAAACCCAAGAGACTAGAGTCGTTGGAAACGATACTGGCAAGAGTCAGTCAAGAAGTTCGGACGCGCTATCTAAATTAGCGAAGAATGAAAGTAGAGAATAGATATAGACACATTATTTATAAATGTGGTATATTATAGATATAGTTAGTTGGCTATGATAAGTATTATTCATACCGCTATTGTAAAGGAGAAAATTAACTATGCAAAAGATTAAGATGTTTAAAGATGGTGTTGAGACTGAAATTGAAGTTGCAGCCGTGTATGAGACACAGGAAGCACTCGAAAATGAACTCAAAAGCGCAAACTCACGAGGAAAAGGCGAGATACTGAAAACCTTAGGTGTCACTTCGGTAGACGAAGCCAAATCTAAAATGGGCGCTCACACAGAAGACCAATCAAAAGTCGAAAGTTGGTCGGGAGACGTTGCTAGTCTACGAAAGCAACTCGAAACAGAACAACACCGCCGTATCGCTAGTGAGTTAAAGATTAAACCTGAACTTGCTAACGACCTAATCACCCTCACCGAAGCTACAATGACTGAGGGTGCTGACTTCGCCACTGAGTTAAAAGGGAAGGCTGAAGCGTTTAAGGCTGTTGATGGAGGCAAACCCGCCGAAACTGCTACCGAAAAGCGCTACGGAAGCCCAAAAGGAAATTCCAGCCCAGACAAACTAACCAAAGAAGACGAAGCCGAAATGGAGTCTTTACGTAATTTAGACCCAATGAATCGCTAGCAAAAATTAAATCATAAAAGGAGATTTTAATTTATGGCTACTACATTAGCAAAAGCGATTAGGTATATTTCTGACCCTAACAACCTATATCAACAATTTAAGAAAGGGTCATTCACACGCGACCTTGAAGTTATGTCGCAATTCAGTTTGGACGAAGCAGGTGCTGTTCGCGTTCAAAGCAACTCGTATACTGGAGATTCTCAAGCCTATGACGGCTATGGCTCAGTAAGTTATGCAGCTGCTGATGTTATCAAAGCAAATACTGGCTGGGTAACTTACCAACTCGACCAAAAACGCTACTACCCAATGCCTATTGACAAGATTGAATCTGAAGAATCACTTACCAACTTTGTTTCCCGTATCAATGGTTTGATGAAGTATAAAGTTGCAGCTGATATTGATACTTATAGATTGTCAAAACTCGCTCACCAAGCAGGTGTAACTTGTGTTAACTCCGCAGGAACCTCCGGTGTTATCGATACCGACGTTGTTGGTGCTACAGCAAATGCTGCACTTAGCAAAACAAGCATCCTTCCAACTATTGAAACCATGTTGGCTAAGATGGCTGAAGAAGAAGTCACACCAGAGTCATACTTAATGTATGCTACTCCAGCAACACTTCGTATCCTGGAAGACGCAGATAAAATCACTCGTTTTATCAACATTAGAGAAACCGAACGTGATGGTATCAGCTATAAGATTAGATACATCGAAACCTCAAACGGTCGTGTTGACATTGTTTCCATTCCAGGAAAATACTTCCACGCATTTACACTTAATGCCCCAGCGTCAATCAATGCTTCCGGCACTAACTTAAACGTTGTTGGTGCAGTTGACAACTTGTTTAGGTTCGTGATCGTGGCTCGCCCAGCAGTTAATGCTGTTGTCAAAGTCAACGAAGCACGTATCTTGCCATCCGGCACTGTTAGAGGATTCCTTGGCGACTTATTCGAGTTATTCATTTATCACGATATCTTCATCATCGAACGCCACGCCGGTGTCGGTGCTGCCGACGCTACTACACTCTTAACTCCTGTTGCATTCAACGGTGTTATCAAGTGTGAAGCAAGTGCTTAGTAGATACTAGCAAATTAAGGACTCGTAGCAATACGGGTCTTTTTTTATTAAATAAAAAGTATAATGATATGTGTTAAAGTTATATGCTATAATGTAATAGGTAGAGGTTAAAATTATGAGTTATCTTTCTAACATATTAGCAATGCCAGTTATCGACTTTGAAAACTACAAAGAAGATTTTACTTGGGATTCCTTTTTTCACACCCCCGTTGTCACACCGAAGTTTATATCTAATAAATTAGGTGTTGACTTCATCGCTTTCGCTGGTAGTGAGCAACAAGCAACTAGACAACTTAATACTATTGCTAAAGTAGCTAAAGATTACCTATTTGGTAGATTACCAAAGAATAGCTTGGATTATGAAGAATACAGATTGTCGCGTGATATAGGCTTACTTTATGACTATCTAGCCTATCAATGTTCTTTTGTTATAGCAGCAACAATGTCTGGTTCCATCTACGAACTTTACAACATCAATAAAGGTGATGATAGACCTTATATCTCTGGTATCGTTAGCGCAGCTGCTAGCGTATCAGTTAAGTTTAGGGCGAGCATGTGGGACAAAATACCACGGAGCCTCTATAGAGTGGGGTATTAAGATATGAATAGCATATTGTTAGCACAAAGAGCAGCAAAGGCTAGGCACTTTAGAACTGGTATCTTTTACGAGTTAAAGCCATCGCTGACAATAAACAATGAGGACTTATTCGAAAATGGTGCCGAGTTTAAATATGCTAAAATAACCGATGAATACAAGTTGGCTTGTTTAGGTTCTCACATCTCTTTACAACAAAATGATGTAGTCATAGAAACCTACGCACCATTTAATTGGAAAGCAATCAAGAGTAAAATTAAACTTGATACCGGGCGCGAACTTAGAATTAAGACTGCCACACCGTTTGAAGAAGTTATATCTCCAGTATCTATAATTAAAAAGTGGACTATTACTTTGGGGTAGGTATATGACACGAACACTGGAAAAATTACCTTCCAAGCGTCAGTTCTATGATAAACTTAATGAGTTTGTGGAAGAAGCCTATGTAGATATGCTAGTTGGCATTCCAAAGGCTGGGGAACACATCTATAAAACAAGGAGCGGTAATCCACTTTATAGAAGTGATATTGGTAAATTAGTTCCACCTAACTCTGGGCGATTGCTCGGTAGCCTACCAAAGCCGGGTAGAATACACGTTAAAGGACTTATTGGCAAACAAGCCAAGGCTGGAAAAATTACATTCCTAGTTAGAAATGAACAAGTCTATGACCCCATCATGAAAGAGCATTATTGGAGCAAGGTTGCATACAACGCTAAAACTGACTTCGGTAATACTAATAGACATAGAAACTTCTGGCATGGCGCTGCTAGACAATTAGTTGGTAAACTTATAACTTACAAAGAGGCTTATGCAACATACATTCCAAATTGGATGAGTAAATTAGACGAGTCCGAGCAAGCTGAGTTAGAAGCAGATAGCAACCAAGAGTTTATGGACTTGCTTAATATAGCAGGAGAAGAGGGTAAATTATGATTTCACAAGAACAAATATTAGCGAAAATTGAAGCTGACTTAAATGCCCTAGTGGTATCAATGGGTTTTGTTGATAGCAATAACATACCACTTTATTATTTTCATGGCGAACTTTCTTCTTACGATAATTACAACTGGATTAAAGCTGTCGAATATAAGATAAACAACGCTCCGAAGTATCTGAATATTATTCCGTTTGCTCTTATTAGAGATACAAGCACACCAAGTAATGGTGAACTTATCGAAGAACGCTTTGATGAGTTTTCGCTTTATGCTTATATCAAATCACCATCGAGGGAAGATATACGCGAAATACTTGAAACTTATATGTATAATGAAAACAACACTGACAACCCAGGCGTTGTTGCGAGCGATAATGTTCTAAAAGAGTTTACTAATTTTGTTATCGATGACGAAGAACTCACCGGTGCACCAGATGGTGAAACTAGGCAACAAGTTAACTTAAAGTTTACTTACGACATCTTTGAGGGTTCCTTAGCAAGTTCACAAGATTACGAATTATTACTAGACGGGGAAAAAATAAAATATCTATCTTGGCGTTTTGAAAAAGCCAACATGGTAGTTGCTAATAGTTCTAATACTTTGACTGGAACTGATATAGGCAATGCAAACAAACTCCACGAGATAACTTTTGTTTGCGAACTTTACATTAACAAGTCCAGCACTGCAATTACTAAATTAAGAAACGACATTTTCTCGCAAGTTAAAACTAACGTTAAGTATGCTCTTGAGTTAAAGTTTAATGGCACGACCTTGTTTACACGTGATGTTGTTCTTAATGGAGCCAAGGCTACTGATACTAGACCACAAATTAACTGCTATGACGTAACCTTCGGGCTTAGTTATGATAGGCTAGGCTTACAAATAGGTGTTGTGGGTAATAATGACACCAATGGAGAACAAATCTACGAGGATGTCCCGGTGTTTAGTTATAAGATAGTGCACGCTTCGGCTTTACAAACTGCAACATACATGGGTGATAACAAGTCTCGATCGAGAATTATAGGTCAAGCCAAGAGTTTCGGCTTTACAATGCCAGTGTTAATATCTGGTAGTGAAGTTATTTCTACTCTGTATAAAGAGATACTTGGTGAGGTTTATACCAATAGATACGCTCTAAAACTAACATTCTTAGGGCTAACGTTCCTTTACACTGTTGTATTGAACAATGGTGATATAAGTGGCGACGACGCTGCCTATGATATTATCACACCAACTTTTGTGGAGGCTAAATAATTATGGCAACCGAACTTATACGAATTGATGTTATAGAACATAAAGCCGAAAGCACAAAGCGTGGTAGTATTAAACGTGGAACAAACGACCGCAAGACTAAAACTAAAACACCTGAAGAGCAACAAAAAATTGACGATGAAAAAGAGGCGCGTGAGAAGGCCAAAGCTGGTAAAGCACGTGCAAGAGCCATACGAAGTGGTATCGTTTATACTTCAATGGCTGTTCGTAAAATGGCACAAGTTGGTGGACAAATAGCAACCACGATTATCAATGCGTCGTTTACTCGCCAAGAGTTTAGCGCTCAAATGTTAGGCGATACACGTAGGTCCCAACTACTCCAAAATAAGAAAACTAAAATATCTTCAGCAAATGACTTTACGGTTAACCTTGTAAACCAAGGTGCCTCCGTTGTGGCTGGATTTGCTATCAATAAGGTGTTAGGTATTGTTCAAGCCATAACCTATATATCGCAATTAAGCATAAACCTAGTTAATTTATCTATTGAATACAACGAGAAATTACGCGAATTTAATGTTAAGGCTGAGCGTGAATTAGCGCAAAGCGAATATTATAGAAAACGTTTACTTGTAAATACATTTAACAATAGAGGGCTATACTAATGGAAAAGAAAATTGAATTATACTTAATAACCTCGTTAGATAACCTAGACCGACCAGTTCGTTCGTGGGTTGATATTACACAATACGTGGAGCAGGGACTTACAATTAACGACTCTTGCTCTGGAACATTTGATAGTGGCTCACTTGTTTTAACGCTACCAGAAGATGTTATTCTAAGTAGTTTTTATGATGTCTCAAAACCTATTCCACCGAGAACGCCAATTAGAATTAGTGAATACAATAACCCCGAAGATACTGAGTTTCAAGTGTCCTACATTTTCGAGACATCAGATGTATCGCAAATGCCGGAAAGAACCGCGCAAACGACTATAATCGGCGCTGATAACAAAGTCACGTATCTATACACCCATGAAATCAACTATGTAGAACTAACGAAGGACACCGAAGGGAAATACCCACCAAGTTTATCAGTTAGACAACCTAAAAATATTTATGACTTATCATATAAAAGGGAAGTGGGAATTACTTTCGATTTTGCTTCAAGTTCTATGAAGTTTGCTGACGGCCACCAAGGAGCCTTTACTGCTGATTCTTCGTCTGTGATTAGGGACTTAAATAACAGTCTAGGCAACGTTGCTATAAATGCACTAAGTGATTCAAGTATTAAGATTACAACAACCTATGATAATAACGGTATCCCTATAACGGGTATTGCTAATGAAGACTACACCTACTACCTATCCCTTAAACTTAAGTCTACTGCGCCACAATATTTGAACGGCTACGGACCTTTCAACGCTTCGTCTTTTGTTTATGTAGTCCAACAATACCGAGACCCCCAAGGCCCACGATACTACAACTTCCTCGACTACCTAACTGTAGCAATCGGTATAACAGCCACCTACTACGACAATTCGAACAATGCTATAGACTCTAAGTTCTTTTTGAAGGACGTTAAATGGAGAGGCGACTCTACCTTTAGAACTAACACTTCGCCCTTGGTTGTAGAAGATACAGCCGTATCGTCAGAAGCTACCTCGGTAGTTATCCCTAAAAATAGTAATGCTGCAAAAGTAGTATTGTCATCAGTGTATATCCCCAGCGAGGCTTGGTTATATAGAGATATTGAATCAATATTGTTTCAGCCTGGAAGGTTTAAAAACAACACACTACGTGTAATAAAAGAGCCTTATATAGACGCTCAAGATGATTTAAAGATTGCAATCGAAGCTGGGAAACTAGCCATGGTTGAAGAAGAAAACGCATATGCTCTTTCGCCTAACCCAGTAAGAAGAAATGTTGCGTTTAAGTTAGTGTCTATGGACGTTTCACTTACTTCTACTCTTATTCAAGAAACAGTCCTTGATAAATACCGAACACTTTATGATGTCGTTATGAAAGCGATTAACGAGATTAACCTACGTAATCGTGTTAAATATACATTATCACGAAGATTAACCGCTTTGCTTGAAAGTGAGAAAGCACCAGAGTGGACTCTTGAAGATTATAACTTG